GTTGGTGAACTTGCAATGACTTCATTGACATTCACTGGTGGAACTTTAGTTAAGACAACTTCTTAATTATTAACAACAACAATTAGAAGGAGACTGCAATGAAAATTGCTTTGATGGTTGAGTTTAATGACGGCACAAAGTGTGATGTTGATGCTGTGTTTGCTGACTTCGTTGCGTTTGAACGCACATGGTCACGCAGCGTTGCACGCTTTGAAACAGAGATTCGCCTAACGGATCTTGCATGGTTGGCGTGGCACAGCGAAACCCGTACACGCAAAACCAGTTTGAAGTTTGACCCGGATTGGATTAACACAGTTACAACTGTTGAAATCCGTGAGGAAGTTGAATCCCCAAAAGCCGACTAGGTGACGATTCCGCACACTGGATTGTCGCCTATTTAGCCTGCGAAACGGGCATTGCACCAAAGCATTTGTTGGATGAAAGTGATGTGATGATTCAAGCCATGTTGGATTATCTAACTAAGAAGGTTGAACGGGCTAATCGCAGACGGTAGTAACATCTGCACATGATCAAAGTTGATGTGTATGGTGTGCGTGAAACGCTTGCAGAGTTGCGTAAATATGAATATCAAACATTCAAGCGCATTAAGGCAGACCTGATTCAGTCTGCTCAACCTGCTGCTGATGCTGTTGGTCGTGAGTTCCCTGATGAGCCGTTGATGAACTGGCACACATCTGGTGGCAGGCTTGACAGTAAATCTAATTTGCCTCCTTACAATGGTGCTTCAGCAAAAAGAAAAGTGAAAGTTGTTGTTAGCACTAAGCGACCAAGAAATATGAATCAATATGGTTTGATTCGTTTGCAGCAGATGGATGCTGGTGGTCAGGTTTACGATTCTGCTGGTGCTATCACTAAGGCTGCTAGGGGTTCTAGTGCTTCTGCTGGACAGAAGTTTGTTGCCAATCTTGACAAGCGTTCAAAGCAATCAGCAGGGAATGGCTGGCGTTCCCGTGTAATGTATCCAGAAACGAAAAAGAATATGCCGTTGATTGAAAAGGCTGTTGAGGCTTCTATTCGTAAGATTGATGGTGAATTACAGAAGCGATTGAACGGATAACCCTATGGCAGTTGGCGTAAACATAGTCAGTACCTTTGACAGTAAGGGTATTCAGAAGGCGATCAAGGACTTCCAAAAGATTGAGGGCGCAGGAAATAAAGCAACTTTCGGTTTGCGCACTCTTGATAAAGGGCTGACAAACACAATCAAGAATGTTGCAAAGGTTGGTGCAGCGTTTGGTGTTGCTGCTGGTGCTATTGGTTTCAAACTTGCCTCTGCAGCATATGAGTCCCAGAAAGTCATGGCTCAGACCACAGCAATCATCAAGGCTACTGGTGGGGCTGCAGGTGTAACTGCAACACAGGTCAGCAAACTTTCAGAAACATTGTCTATGCAGATTGGTGTGGATGATGAGTTAATTCAGAAATCTGCAAACCTGTTGCTCACTTTCAAGCAGGTGCAAAATCAGGTTGGTGAGAACAACAACATCTTTGATCGTGCTGTTATCACGGCACAGGATTTGGGGAATGTATTTGGTTCTGCTGATGCTGCAGCCATGCAACTTGGTAAGGCGTTGAGTGATCCGGAGAAGGGTATTACTGCTTTGCGTAGGGCTGGCATCAACTTCACAGAGCAACAGAAGGAACAGATCAAAACACTTGTTGCTTCTGGTGATGTGTTGGGTGCGCAGAAACTTATCTTGGCTGAGGTGGAGTCACAGGTTGGTGGTACGGCTGCTGCCTCTGCAACAGGCTTTGATCGTATGCGTGTCGCTATGGGCAATGTCGCTGAGGAGTTTGGTGCAATCCTCATCCCATACATTGAGAAGTTTGCAAACTTTGTAATCCAGAAGGTTGTGCCTTATCTCAACAATCTTGCTGATGTGATTGGCGAGAAGGGTGTCGGTGCTGGTCTAAAGATATTGGGACAAGACTTGCTGACTGCCACAACAAACATGGGGACATTTGGGAATGTTGTTCTTGGTTTGACTGCAGCCTTTGTTGCTTTGCGTTTGATTGCTATTGCAGCAACAATCTCCGTGAATCTATTCACTGTCTCTCTCTTGTCTAACCCTATTGGAATAGTTGTTGCAGCCGTGATCGCTTTGGGTGTTGCTCTGGTTGCTCTTTATTTGAAGTTTGAGGTGGTTCGCACAGTTATTAACGCTATTGCTTTGGTGTTGAAAACTGCTTTCATGAATGTTATTGAGGCTGTGTATAACGCTTTCGCAGTTCTTTACAACGGTATTGCACAAGGGATCAACTTGCTTGTAAAAGCAGCGAACCTGTTTGGTGCAGACATTCCAGAGATTGAAATGCTTGGATATAAAGCATTTACCGTAATTGGTAACGCTGCAGACACGGCTAGAAAAAAGATTGGCGGTGTTGCTGAGGTTGCTGGTGCTATGGCAGAAAAAGAAGGTGGTGTGCAGAAAGTAGTTAAAGCGTTGAATGATGTTGCTACTGCTGCAGGTGGTTCAGGTGGTGGTGGCGGTGCTGCTAAGGCTGTTGAAACTGCACAGGAGAAACTGCAGAAATATATTGATGCGTTGAAGGGGATGAGTTCTGCCCAGAAATCAGCCCGTGACGCAGATAAATCTTTGATGAAATCTCGCACCAGCCTTGCTGAAGCGACAACAAAACTTACTGATGCGCAAGCGTATTTCAATCAGGTTGTTGCAGGTTATGGTGCTGATAGCAAGCAGGCGAAGGATCGCCAGTTGGCTTTGCGTAAGGCACAGGCTGCTGTTGAGCGTGCTGGTTATGATGTGGAAACTTCTGTGTTCGCTGTTACTAAGGCTGAACAAGAGTTGGCTGCTGTTCGCCTTGATCCGGAATCATCTGCTCAGGCTATTCGTGAGGCTGAGATTGCTTTGGCTGAATCCAAGTTGTCTGTGAAGGATGCAACAGATGCACAGGTTGAGGCAACAGATGCACTTGCTGAAGCAGAACAACTTTTGAATGAGGCTATTAACGGTGCGAAAGAAGGCACTGACGCATATACGGAAGCATTAGACAAATTGAATGATGCAAAGAAATCACAGGCTGATGCGGAAAATGCGGTAACAGATGCGATTGAACGCCAGATTGAAGCAGTTGAAAGACTGACTGAAGCAGAGCAGAAAGCCCGTGATGCACGGACAGGTGTTAAGGCTGGTGACGCTACTGCTGCTGAAACAAAGGTTGGTATTGCGCCTGCACCTGCACCAACTGCTGGTGTTTTTGGTTCGTTCATGGAAGCCGTGCGTGGGTTGCATCCAAATAGTCAAGCCTTGAAATCAAGCACACCTGTAACGGATGCTCGCAAACAGTTTCCAAAACTTTATGCCGAATACAAGGCTAAGGGTTTGGCTATGGCTCAAGGTGGCATCATCACAAAACCAACACAACTGCTCGCAGGTGAGTCCGGGGCAGAGGCAATCATCCCACTTGACAAACTGCAATCAGGGATGACTATCAACCTGACAATCAACGCTGGCATGGGTACTGATCCAGCGAAACTTGGTGATGAGATTGTTGATGTGCTTACTAGGTATCAGCGCAGGAATGGTGCGTTGCCACTGAAGGTTGCATGATATGGCTGTGATGGCATGGGGTGAGAACATACAGATTTTCATGGAGTTGGGCTTTCCTGTAAACCCGTTCACGCTGGATTCAGCAACGCTCGGTGTGCTGGATGAGGATTTTCTTGATGGCACTTTAATTGGTGATGATGTTTCCCCTTATGCGCAAGAGGTTTCTATTTCACGGGGTCGTTCTGATCAGTTGCAAAACTTTAACGCTGGTACTTGCAGTGTGCGTTTGTTGAATCGTGATCGCAGGTTTGACCCGATCAATGAGAGTTCTCCTTATTGGAACAGCACACTTGGTGTTTCTGGTATTGCACCACGCAGAAAGGTAACGGTGTTTTCTGATGGTGTTGCATTGTTTACAGGTCGTATCACGGATATTGATGTTTCGTATGAGCCGAACAGACCTAACGCAACTAGTGAGAATAGTTATGTGACCATCACAGCATCAGATGATTTTGTGCTGTTGGCAAACACATTCACAGAGAACGCATTGACACCAACACAAGAGTTGTCCGGAACACGGGTTTCCACAATCCTTGACCTTCCTGAAGTGAGTTACCCTGCGACTAGAGACATTGATACTGGTTCAGCAACTTTGGGTGGTGGCGCAACATTTGAGATCGGTGCAAACACAAACATCCTGACCTATCTGCAAGAGGTTGCTGCTAGTGAACAGGGATATTTCTTTATTGCAGCCAACGGTGATCTAACTTTTACGGATCGCATTGCAGCCTCATTTGCAACGATCAGCGCATACTTCTCTGACGCTGGCTCAAATATCCCTTACACCAGCCTGTCAGTTATGTACGGTCAAGAGTTCTTGTATAACAAGGTGGTGTGTTCTGTTGAAGGTGGCACGGATCAGACGGTGAATGATATTGCCTCACAAACGGAATACGGCATTTCAACTTTGAACCTGTCCGGGTTGTTGCTGGTTGATGATGCTGCAGCCTTGACTTTGGCAACCGATCTGTTGGATAGGTACAAGTTGCCTGAGTACAGGTTTGACAAACTGCAAACAATTTACAACCCGTTGAGTTCTGGAAATCAGGGGACTTTGACAGCGATTGATATTGCAGATGTTGTGAGCATCACACGCACCTACCCAACTGGAACACCTGCCAGCGTCACTAAGGAATACAGCATTGAGAACATCCGTCATGTGATTAGCCCTAGTTCTCATACTGTTGAGTTCGGGCTTGCTGTAGCGGATCTGGTTTATCCGTTCACACTTGATGATCCAACGCTAGGTGTGATGGATTCTACGAACGCATTGTTTTAGGGTGTTACACTAGGAGGCATTATGGCAGGCGCAGGAGCAAAACTTTTCACATCCGGATCTGTGCTGACTGCAGCGCAGGTCAATACCTATTTGATGGATCAGGCTGTTATGAAGTTTGCTGATGCAGCAGCCCGTACAGCAGCGTTTGGTGGTGCAGGTGAACCAACACTTGCTGAAGGCATGGTTAGTTATCTTGCGGATACTGACAGTGTTGAGGTTTATGATGGTTCAGCATGGATTTCTGTTGGTGGTAGTGCAGCAGGTGATAGTGATCAAATTGTTTTAGGCGTTCAAATCTTTTCATAGGAGAAATCAATGGCAACATTTAGCAAGCAAATCCTTAGTGGTTCTACTGATGGCAAGGGAATCCTTGTTGTGCAGACTGCTACGGCTGGAACAACGATCCACACTGGTTCAAGCACATCAACTACTTATGATGAGATTTGGCTTTACGCTGTAAACACTTCAGCAACTTCTGTGAAACTGACTTTGGAGTGGGGCGGAACTACAAACCCGAATGATCACATTGAGGCAACGATTGCAGCCGAATCAGGTTTAGTGTTGCTCACTTCAGGTTTAATCTTGAAAGGAAATGCAACACCTTTGGTGGTTCGTGCCTTTGCTGGAACAGGTAGCGTTATCGCTATTCATGGATATGTAAACAGAATCACGGCATAACTTATGACTGACAGAAGCAGGCTGTTTGTCAATCAGTATGTAAAGAGTTGGCAACAAGCAACCCCATCTAAAACATATTTCACTGACTTTGCTGGCGGTGGTGTGCTATGGGTTGGTTCGTCTTACAAGTGGCATATTTTTACTTCGTCCGGAACTTGGACTGCACCTGTTACCAGTGCGAATGTGATTGTTATCGGTGGTGGTGGTGGAACAGGTAAAGATGGTGGCGGTGGTGGTGCAGGTGGTGTGCGTGATTTGATTTCAGCAACATTTGTTGTCGGTACTACTTACACGGTCACGGTTGGTGCTGCAGGAACGAATAGCGCAACAGTGCCAACTGCTGGTGGGAACTCATCTATCACTACTTCAGGTGCAACGATTTCTGCAACAGGTGGTGGTCGTGGTGGCGTGTCAGGTCAGGCTGCCTCATCTGGTGGTTCAGGTGGTGGTGGATACCTAACAGCATCAGGTGCTGCTGGTAATGCTGGTGGGTATACACCAGTTGAGGGATTCGCAGGTGCTGCTGGTGTCAATGTCGGAACTCTTGCAAGTGGTTCAGGTGGTGGCGCAACTGGTGCTGCTGGTGTTGGCGTGTCAGGCGTTGCGTGGGGTGGTGGGAATAAGGGTTCATCAGGGAATATCGGTTCAGGTTATGGTTTGCCTGATGACCTTACCAACTGCCCATTGTTTGACAACCTAAGAGCAGGAACATCTACGAGCCAATACACCAATACGATTCTGCCGAATGTTGCTGTCTCTTGGGGTGGTCACGGTTCAGGATATGCGCCACCAGTGGGTGCTTTAATCATCTCAAGTACTTGTGGTTCATATACAGGTGGGATTGGTGCTGCATATAACACTGGATGCAGTGCAGCCAAAGCGTTTGGAAACGGTGGAAGTAGTGGCAACGGAACATATGGAAATATTGGGACTGCCACTGGTGGGCTAGTCGTTATTAGGTACGCATTATGAGAGAGATAACTGTTCAAGTTCCGTCTGATTGGGCGCAGGTTGATTCTGCTGGCAATGTTGTAAATGTTATTTCAGCAATAATTGAGCAGATCAACGCCCGTGTTGGTGACGGTTTTGTTTATGTTGAGAGTTCACCTGAACGCCCTGTATTTATGGGTGGTCGCTATTTTGATGACACAGATACTTTTGCACCATCAGCACCATTTGATTCATGGACTTGGAACGAAACAGATCTCATTTGGGAAGCACCAACACCAAAGCCAAGTAACGAAACTTGGACTTGGACAAACCTCGCTGGAGATTACAGCGTTGAGCGTTCAGCGTGGGAATGGGATGAGGCTTCACTTTCTTGGATTAATACACAGCCAGAGTGAAATTACATTTCGTTTCAGGGCTGCCAAGAAGCGGTAGCACATTATTCACATCTATATTAAGTCAGAATCCTTTGATTCATGCTGAAGGTGTTTCAGGTTTATGCGATTTAATGTGGTCTGCAGCGCAGTCTGTTGAAAGAAACAAAAAGTGGAACGGCAACCCTAGAGGCAGTGAACACATTGTTTCTCGTTTGCCTGATCTTTACTATCAGGACATTCAGAAACCGATTGTGATTGATAAGTGTAGGGCTTGGACTTTGCCACTGAATGTTGAGATGTTGCGCAAGTATGTGACACCAGAACCCAAAATCATTTGCTGTGTGAGAAACATTGAACAGGTTGAACAGTCTTTCCTTTCTCTTTTTGCCCGTAATGGTCGCAGTGATTTTTACGATTCTCCAATGTTTAGTGAACTGCAAATATCTATGGCAGGTGTTGAGAACGCTTTGCAGTCTGGAGATGCAAACACTTTTCTGTTTATTGATTATGAGGATCTGATTGATTCACCTGATGGTGTTTTTCGTGATGTGTATTCATTTCTAGGTATGGATTATTTCCAGCATGATTTCACTAATGTTGAAAGTTCATCTAATGAAAACGATTCCGTGTATGGTCTAATCGGTATGCACGAGGTTCGCAACAAGGTTGGTAAGCGTGATGAGGTTGAACAGTAAGTGGTTGATCTTTCTTCCAATAGCCTTGTTCGCACTGTTCGCACCACAGCGTGCTGAAGCATCACAGGTTGGGCTGCTTGTCCGGGGCTATCAGGTAACAGAGATTCCACCAACGAAATCTGATGTTGCTTATCCGTTGTGCGGTAGCAGTATTGAACCGTTTATCAATGCGACTTGGGATGGGCAGCCATATCAGCAATGCGGTGATGATCTGTTCATGTTGCATTACACGGGCTTCATTCAGATTCCAGAACACGAAACCATTGAGTTCTTTGTTGCGTCAGATGATGGTGGCACAGTCAAGATTGGTTTAGAGGAGTTTGGTGTTTGGCAGGATCAGGGCTGTAGCGCAACTTTGTCCGGAGAACTGCAACTTGCTGCAGGTACACAGGTTCTTGATGCGTGGATGTATGAGAATGGTGGTGGGACTTGTTTCATGCTTGCATGGAATATTGACAACACGGGTTGGGAGATTGTGCAGCCTGAGTTCTTTACTTCTGAACCGTTGCCTTCTGCGACAACTTCCACGCTTGAGACAACAACAACAGAACCAAGTACCACGACAACGGAGATGCCAATAAGCACCACCACAACATCTATTTACCTGCCAACCACAACGGCAGAACCACAAACAACATCAACAACAACCCAAACAACCTCATCTGTTATTCCCCAACCTGATCCTCTACCAATTCCAATAATCGTGGCAACCACTTCAATACCAGCCACAACAACCACCCTAGAACCCCTACCAGAAACAACGCTGACCACATCCCCACAGGCTACAAGCACAACTGTTCCTGCCACGACAATCGCCCCATTGCCCTCTGTAAGCGTTTCTAACGCACCCGAAACCACAACCACTACCTACACACCCCCTGAAACAGGAGAGCCTTTAACGCAAGCAGAGTTTGTGGAAGCCCTAACAGCCCTCTCAGAAGCCAGCCCGGAACAAGTCACAGAAATAGTGGACACAATCCTTGCTAGTGAGGTCACATCTGATCAGGCTGAACAGTTGGTTGCAGCAGTGGAAGTGCTGTCTGCGATCACAGGTGAACAGGCTCAAGAGTTGTTTCAAGCGATTGAACCAGCGCAACTATCTGAATCAATGGCTGCTGTGATTGCTGACGCAATGAATGATCCTGCTGTACCTGATGAAGTGAAAGAGGCGTTTGAGGACACGCTAAACATTTTCGGCAATGACGGTTTCAGCACATATGTTCCACTTGATTCAACGGTGAATGTTGCTGTAAGGCGCACAATTATTGCAGGCACTACAATTCTTGTTGCTCTACCGTCACCTGCACCTGCGAGGCGTACATGAAAAAATTGCATGAATATTTGATTGAGAACGCATGGGTCTGGGCTGGAACAGGTTTGGTGTTGCTCACTTTGTCAGGGACAACCCTCAGGCAGGCGTTATGGATTACCTGTTTGACGGTACTAGTACACTTCATGGCAACAATGTTGAAGAAAGGCGATCCGGAATGAAAAAGGCTCAAGATGTCGCAGGCAGAATTATTGCGTTATTCCTTACTAATGCGTTGGGTGTGATCACAGGTGCATCTGTTATCGCACCTGAGTTGGAGATTTGGAAGGCTGCAGCGTTGGCTGGTGCTGTTTCGGTGTTCAAGGTTGTTGAGTCGTTGGCACGGGCTTCTGTTGATGGCACGCTAACGAAGGATGAAATTGATGCAGCGTTTGGTGCAACACCAAAAAAGATCGCTGCTAAGAAGGCTGCGAAATGAAACGCCCATACACAGGAAATAAAGATGGTGCTGCAGCAGGTGAGCATCCACAACTGACTGCGTTGATGCGTGAACTGTTCAAGGCTTACAGTCCTGCGCTTTGGCTGAATGGTTCTTGGGGCGTAAGAAACATGAGGGGGAAAGAATCATTGAGTGTTCACGCAACAGGTAGGGCTGCTGACATTTCGTGGCGCAACATGGGTGATGGCAAGCGTGGTGTTGCGCAAGGTGGGCGCAAGTATGCAATGGAAGCAATGGAGTATTTGATCAAGCACGCTGACGCTTTAGGTGTTGAAATGATAATTGATTATTTCCCTGCACCACACGGAAGGGCTGCTAGGTGTGATCGTGACATGGCATGGCAGAAATATACGAAGGCAACAGTTTCCGGAGCACCTTCAGGGGACTGGTTTCACCTAGAAGTTGATGGAAAGAAATCCTCTGAACAGATCAAGGCTGTGTTTGCAGCCAACCCACCAGCGAAGGTAGTGGTTGGTGCATAAATGGATGCTGGACTTGCTGCCATAGTTGTTGCCTGCATCACAACGCTTGGTGGCATTGTCGTTGGTTTCATGCAATCATTTAAGAAGGAGAGCAAGGAAGCCAGAAGGGAGAACCGTGAGGATCATGCTGTTGTGCAGATGCAACTCAAGATGATCTACAAAGGTTTGAACAAAGTTGATAACAAGTTAGAACAACACATTCAGGATCACAGAGAAGGTGAGCATGGGAAAGTTACTGCAGCAGATAGAGGCAACGCCAGTTAATGCTGGTGGGAAAAAATCATCCGTTGATTTGGCGATTCAGTCAATGCAAGGAGAGGACAGAGAGGACTTGGTGTGCGCTTTGCGTAATCCAACAATCTCAACATTCGTCATTTCAGAGGTGTTGCAAAAGAATGGTTATGAAGTCACACGGCACGCAATCCAGCGTTGGCGAAAAAGGGAAGGTGTCTGATGGGCTTAGGCGATCAAATCAATGAGGCGTTAGAGGTTGAAAGCAACGGTGAGTTGTTGCGTTTGCGTAAGCAGCGTGACAGTTATGCGAATCAGAATGTACGCCTGCAAACAAAACTAGATGAGTTGGAGCGTGCGCTTTCTGTTGTGGATCAGGTGGATGGTTTAACTGTTCAGCCTCCTGTGTGGCTTGCACCAGCCAAACCGAAAGCCCATGCAGCAACCCTTGTTGTGATGCTGTCTGATACTCACTTTGACGAAGTGGTGAACCCTGATGAGATGGAAGGGTTGAACGCTTATAACCGTGAGATTGCAATGATGCGATTGGAAAAGTGGACACAGAATGTGATCAAGATGGCACGCCATTATTTGTCCGGAATCAACTATGACGGGGTGGTTCTGATATTGGGTGGGGACATATTCAGTGGTGACATCCACGAAGAACTTGCCCTGACCAATGAGGACACAATGATCGGATCGTTGCTGTTCTGGGCTGAACAAGTTTCGGCTGCAGTTGAACTGCTTGCAACAGAGTTCAAGAAATGCCATGTGGTTTCTGTAGTCGGTAATCACGGCAGAACTACACGCAAACCACGAATGAAGCAGCGTGTGAAAACCAACTTTGACTGGCTATTAGCAAAGATGGTGGAACGCAGTTTTGTGAAAGACAAACGGGTGACATTCACCATTCCAGAAAGTGCTGATGCATTAGTGCAGATCTATGACTATGGGCATCTGATAACTCACGGCGATCAAGTTTCAGGCGGTGGCGGTATCGGTGGCATATATCCACCAATTATGAGGATGCGTGCAAGAAAACACGCACGATACATGGTCACAGGAAAATCATTTCAAACCTTGTGGCTTGGTCATTGGCATCAGTACATCAGTACACCTTCAATGGTGGTGAACGGATCACTCAAGGGATATGACGAATATGCAATGTTGATGGGATTCGGGCATGAACCACCACAACAAGCGTTAGGCATTGTCACTCCGGAACGCAATCTCACCATTCAAGCACCTGTGTTTTGTTTGGATCGCAAGAAGGAAGGCTGGTGAGGTATGGCAACCTTTGCAGAAATCGTTTGGCATGATGCGCACGCAGACACGACTACATGGATGGAGAAAGATGAGATCAATGAGCAGCCGTGTGTGGTGGTGTCTTGTGGGATTCTGCTTCCAGATGCGAAACCGAATCATGTGGTTCTTGTTCAATCATTGAACAGTTATGAGCAGGTTGATTGTGTGTTGAGTATCCCTGTTGCAATGGTGCAATCAATGCGTGTGTTGGGCAGTGGACTAGATGCGTCTGAACATCTAGGGTGATTTCGTTGCGCAATGTTCTCCTTCTCCGTTGCGCAACAAATTGGTTGAGTAACCCTGCCTCCTAGTACGAGGTGGGGTTGCTCCCAAAAAGTGCCAAAAATATTTTTCAAATTTTTTTTGAGCCAATAACTGTGCGGTCTGTTTTTCTGTTTTGACCACTTTTTGATTTTGTGTGATTTGCGATTTGCTAAAATGTGTGTATCAGTTATGAAACTGATTGGTTGGAGAGAGGGGAAGGGGGTGAGAAAATGTTTGAAATAAATCAGAAGGTGTCTTGGTTTGCTGAGTGCAAAGAGATGACTGGTCGTGTGGTTGATGTTGAGAACTACAACGGTGAGTTGTTCTATTGGCTGTGTGAAGAAGGTAGCCATCCCCGGAACGGGATGTATGCCCGATATGCGGAGTGCATTCAGGCGGTCTGATTGCAGGCAGGGTGGCTGGCAGGCTCTTGGGTTCAAGCCCCAAGCACCCACTGCTCAACCCCATATTGGGCTTGGGTTTTAATAACTTGCATTAGGTGTGTTCGGCAGGGCATACTTGATGCATGGGGAAACACCCCACGCTCAAGAGGAGGGCATTATGAGTAAGCCAGTAAAGATCAGTGACAGGGTTTGGTTGTATCGGGGAATTGAAATCCGTATGCAGAAAGGTTTGCCAAACTCAAACCGTAGAAGCAGGAACTTTGAATACAGTTATGTGTTGCCACGCCCTGCACATGAGATTGAAATTGCAGCACCAGCAACGCACGGTTACAACATCAAATATGTTGATGGTATCGCTTACACATTCAAGAGGAAGCACACGATCTGGCTTGAAAGCACAGTGTGTTCTATTGATCAAGATTTGGCAGCGTTTGAAAACAACGGTTGGAAAATCATTGATGCTGTTGCAATGCAAGAGGTGAAGTGATGCGGAAGCAACTGAAGCAATTCAAAGTCATGGTTTGGGTCAATGTTCAGACATATGACGAGCGTGATGGTTTTGGTGATTTCCAGAATCTTGAACTGCGCCAATATTCCATTGTTGATGGTTATTCAGAGGAAGATGTGCGTGCGCATTGGGGCAACAGACTTGTTGCTGATGGTCGTGAATATGTACTTCAGGAGGTGAAGTGATGCGGAAGGGCAATGAGCAGCGTTGGGTTTGTGGTGAGTGTGGAAATCGGATCACAACATTTGTGAGGGTCAGTGAACCACCTGTTTGCAGCAAGCATTTGAAGCCTGTGCGCATGGCTGAGGCATACACAATCAAATGGGGTGAACGGAAGTGAAACCTACCTTTGGCAGTTTGTTTGCAGGTATCGGTGGTTTTGATCTTGGAATGGAACAAGCCGGATGGGAGTGCAAGTTTCAAGTTGAGTGGGACAAACATTGTCGCAGCGTTTTAGATCGGCATTGGCCTGATGTAGAAAAATGGGGTGACATCCGCAATGTTGATGGGCGATTTCTACCACCTGTTGATTGCATTGTGTTTGGAAGTCCCTGCCAAGATATGTCTCAGGCTGGAAAGCGTGGAGGTTTAAGTGCAGAGCGTTCAGGTTTATTTCACGAAGCAGTACGAATCATAAAGGAGATGAGAAATGCAACAGGAGGAACTTTTCCCAGATACGCAATTTGGGAGAATGTCGCAGGGGCATTGTCCTCAAACAATGGACATGATTTTGCAACAGTCATCAATGAAATGGCTAAAGCAGGGGCGTGTCTCCAAGAATACGCTTTGTTGGATGCGCAGCACTTTGGAATCCCCCAAAGAAGGCGTAGAGTTTTCCTTGCGTCTTTATTCTCTGTTGCAGCAGCCGAAAGATGTCCCGATCCGTTACTACCTGTCACGGAAAGCGTGCGAGGGGATACTAAGAAGAGCAAACACAAGAGGCAAAGTGCTTCCCTTGCCTTTGCAGAAAGCATTGAAGCAGGTTGTGGAATCAACAATGCAGCCGGATCCGACATCAACCACAACCAAACCGTTATAGATCAAGATGTAAATGATGATCATCAGATTGTTGGGGCTTTAGCAGCAAGAGATTACAAAGGCGTTGGTTCACAATATGTGAACGAAAATAAATGCGTTGTTGAAACTTCTTTTGCTTATGGCATCCACGCAACAACTATTGGCAGGCAAGACCATAACGGGGCTGGTGGAAGTGGTGTATCAAAAAAAGATGGGCCAATGTACACGCTGACAAAGGCAGACATTCATGCTGTGATGCAATCAGAATCAACACTGGTGGTGCGCAGGCTCACACCTTTGGAATACGAACGCCTGCAAGGCTTCCCAGATGACCACACCAGATATAAGGCTGATGGAACTGAACAGTCAGATTCTGCACGCTACAAGCAATGTGGAAATGCAGTTGCTGTGCCTGTGGCGAAATGGGTTGGTGAGCAGTTGATAGATGTTCACAGGGCTACTTACCCTGCAACACCCATTGGATAGAACTAGATCAAACAACAAACAGAGGAGAAGGAAATGCAAGTAATACCAAAAGCCAAACATGGCAGCAAAGAATGGCTGTTGGCGAGATGGAAAGATGAGCAGGGGCGTTGCGTCTTTGGTGCATCAGATATTCCAGCGTTGATGGGTGCAAGCCCATACAAGACCAGAGGAGAACTGTTCGCTGACAAAGTGAATGAGCCAGTTGAGCAAGAGGAAACAGCAGTGTTTAGGCGTGGCAACTTGTTGGAGAAGCCGTTGCTTGAGGAAGCGTCACGGATTCTTGGCATCAACATCTTCACACCTGAAGTGATCTATCGGGATGGTCGTTTGTCAATCAGTCTTGACGGTGTGGATCACGAAGAAAACCCAACGGTTGTTGTTGAAGCGAAAACTTCAACCCGTTACAGCATTTATACGGCAGAAGATTTGCCTGTTGAGTGGTGTTGGCAGGGGTACGCACAGATGGCTGTGCTTCAAGTTCCAGTGTGGTTTGTGGTGTTAGATCGTGACCAGCGCATTTCCGTTGTGCAGTTACCTGAAAACTCGGAAGCGATTGAGGCAATCCGGCTTGAAACATCTGTATTCGGTGGTTGGGTTGATGGTGATCCTATGGATGAGGACATAAACAACTTCAGTGCAAACGATATTGCACGCATTTGGAAGGCAGAACCAACCAGCGTTGAGTTGCCTGCAAGTGCAGTTGATTGGGCGTTGCAACTTGAGGAAGCCCGTGCAATGGCAAAGCAGGCTGCTGACCTTGAATCCAAAGCAAAGGATGCTCTTGCACAAATGTTGTTGGGCAATGAGATTGGCACTGTTGATGGTGTGCAGTTGGTTTCTTGGAAGCAGCAGGCTGGCAAAGCGTCATTGGACACCAAGCAGTTGCGTGCTGATCACCCGGACTTAGTTCAACAATATGAGAAACAGGGCGCACCATTTCGTGTGATGCGTGTAACGAAAGGAAAAGGAAAATGAGTGAGGAACTAAACACTGTGCTGCTGCGTGCGGTACTTGATCAGTATGCGACACCTGATCCAAAGATTGTGGGGACTATCCCTCGCAATGGAATCCATTTGGCGTATGTCAGTCACGCTGATATCACCAAGATTCTTATTGAGGTTGATCCGTTGTGGTCGTGGCAACCTATTGAATGGGTCAATGGCAGACCTGCTATCAATGTTGAGAATGGCACAGCAACAATGTGGGCAACACTCACGCTGTTAGGCAAGTCCATGTTGGGTGTTGGTTCGGTTCGTGCTGACAAACAGGATCTTGACAAAGAACTGGTTGGTGACTTCTTGCGCAACGCTGCAATGCGTTTCGGAATTGCATTGTCGCTCTGGTCTAAGCAGGACTGGTCAGATAACACCACCATCACCAGCCTTCCTGCGGTGCAAGCAAAGCGTGCTGAGGAAGCGAAACCATATGTGGGGAATCATCCTGCAAAGGGTGTGCCTTCACCAAAAGTTGTGCGTGAGTTCGTGCAGGACAGCGAACCAACTCCGGATGAAGTTGCAGAGATCGCAGCACAATTCAACGCCACGATTGTTGAGAACATCACACCAATCAAAAAGCCTGTTGCTGCTTCTGGTGGCAAGGCAAGTGAAAAGCAGAAGGGTTTGATCAGCAAACTTGCGAAAGAGAAGATGAACGGTGATTGTGTTCCTTTGATGCAACAGTTGTTCAACAAATCTAATCTTGGTGATCTGACCAGCAAAGAGGCATCTGCATTGATTAAAGAATTGATGGAGGGTCGCCCGCAATGGTGAGTAAACCGTTTGAGGAAATGGATGCCTACAGAAGCAAGATGATCAAGGTGCTTGTTGATTTGTCTGATGCAGCCCGTCTTGTGGTCAGGTCTGATGGCACAGATCGGTTGTCTATTGAACAACTGCGAACAGCCCTATACGCATACAACAACTGGATTGGTGAGAATGAAGCGTGATCATTGGCGAGAGGATGCGTTGTGTGTAGGGCAACCCTTAGAGGTGTTCTTTGCCTCGCAAACTCTTGCTGAGGATCGTTGGGATTCAGCCAAACTGATCTGCAAGAAATGCACAGTCAAACCACAATGCCTAAAACTGGTGATCAATCTCCCAGAGGATGATGACCGTTGGGGTGTGTTCGGTGGTTTGTCACCTGCAGATAGGCGTGTGTTGCGTGATGACATAAAGAGAGGGTTGAAAGATGCGTTGTAAATGCACTTTCAAACGGATTTTGAATATAACTATTTGTGAACAAGAGGATGATGATGAGTAGAAAATATGAGGTGCGCACTTTCCCTGCAAAGGAACTTGTGAAGAAGTTTGATCCGGATACAAGTGTGATTGCCATTGCGCAGGCTTTGGATACGAAGCGTTCAACGGTTTACAAGTGGTATCAGAATGACACCATGATTACTCAGTGGGCTGCTGATCGGTATGCGGTGAAGTTGGGTTTGCATCCGTCTGAGGTTTGGCTTGACTGGTTTGCTCTTGAGGCTGTCTGATGGATGATCGTAAGGGTGAGTGTCAGGGCAATCAGGAGAAATGCAATCTTGAGGGTTGTCCTAAGTTCGGCACGCTTGGTGTTGCAGGGCGTGACGGTAAACGCCGTGTGAAGGGTTGCAGCGATCCTGCAGCCAGAGGGAAGCGATCTAGGCGCAAGGGTTTGAATAAGCAGCGCACAGCACGCAAGAGGCTTGGTGTTGCACCTTCACACAAGTTTGGTGACGGTAATGAGGAACGCTGGAATGATGCGCTGTTTGCTAATGAGGTGAAGGCAGGGAAGCAGATTCAGCCTGCTGTGAACGCTTGGATGCGTATAGAAGCGCAGGTGAAATCTAATGAGGCTGATTTTGGGTCACGGAGGAAGCCTGCACGGGCTGTGTTGATGCCTGACGATTGGGGCAAGGAAGGTTTGGTGATGATGCGTTTGAGCGCATGGGAGGAACTGGTTGCACCTGCAATGCAGGCGTTCTATGAGGCTGCAGATGAGTAAGCCGTTTGATGCTGCAATGTATGAGGAAGATGATTCAGCAAAGTTTCTGGTCATTAGATGGTTGGAGTCAAGAGGTCATGTGGTGTTTGTGAATCCGGATCAGTATGGAATTGATTTGTTGGGGCGTTGGCGTGATCGTGATTATGCGTGGGAAGTTGAAGTGAAACACAACTGGCGTGGTTTTGATTTTCCGTTTGATTCGGTTCATTATTCGGTGCGCAAACGCAAGTTCATTGAGCCTGATGTGCGCACCTATTTTGTGACATTGAACCATGAGCGCACACGGCTTCTTGCTGTCAGTGGCAATGATGTGATGGAAGCAAGGATTATTCAGAAATCAACTATTTACACACAGGATGAATGGTTTATGGAAATCCCAATTCGTAGGGCTATATTCATTGACCTGAATGAGGAGGGGTTGTGACACCAGCGCAGATTGAGGGAATGGTGGACAGGATTTGTGGTTTGTTCCCAACGACACAGATTGGTCGCAACACGGTCAAGAACGCATGGGTGACAGATCAGTTCTTGTTGGATGCTGATGTTGATGATGCACGCAAAGTAACTGATTGGATCAAAATCAACAGCGAGAAGTTTCCACATTCGTTGCGTGAACTGCACAACATCTTCCACAAGGTTTCCGGATCGCTCCAAATTAAGAGCGAAATCCAGTGCAAAGTTTGCAAAGGCTTGCTGTGGGATGACGGTATTAGTTATTCAGATGATGGCAGAAGGCTCACAGAGCAATACACGCAAACATATATTTACAAAACTGATACTGGAACTAAAGAGTTCACATACAAAGTTGTGTTGCCATGTCCTGCGTGTCGTGGCGAGAATTGGACTCCACCAGAAAGCAGATAGGCAAGTTTTCACAATCGGCTAGTTGCATGACCTCCACTGTTGCAAGGTGAGTGGGTAACACACGGAAAGCGTGGGTAGTTTGCGCTGCACTGAATTATGCAACACGAAATGATTTGGTCAAAAGCGCAATGCACTGTGAATTGATTTGGTAGTTGGAGTGAGGCATCCCAACGGGGGGCATTACATCTTTAGGTTCGCTGTGAATCAATAAATATATATATGTTGTTCAACTGCTATGCTTAAGACACACGCCGTAGTGAGGCGAACGACCAGCGCAGATGTTGCGCCGTGACGCTCAGGAGAGCAACAGCAAGAAACAAACAAACTTTATTTGTATATCTGTATTCAAACTTAGAGGAGGGAAAGTGATGGCAAGTTTTATGAAGAAAGTGTTAGTGAGTGTGGTTGTGGTTCTGGCAGGTTTTGCTGGTGTTGCGCAAGCGTTGAACACTGATCAGGCTTCAGGTTCTGTTTATGTGAAGAACAGTTATGTTCCGGATCGGATCATTGAAGTTCCTTATCCTGTTGCACCTAATGCGAAGTGTGGTCAGTGGTGGCAGTTGATGCACGATCTTGGTTGGTCTGATAAGGACATTGTGAAAGGTGATGGAATCATTTTTCGTGAGAGCCGTTGCAATATTGACAGCGTGAACTCTGCAGATCCAACGACCATTGGAAAGCACAAAGGTTCTTTCGGGCTGTATCAAATTAATTTGTACTGGATCAAAAAAACGGCTTGGTATCCAAAAGGATTCCTGCAAACAAAGATGAAGCGTGAACTTGTGCCAACTGACTTGCTGCAACCTGAAATCAACATTGCTGCAGCCCTAGAGATCATCAAACAGAACAGGGCTGATGGTGGCTGTGGCTGGTCTGCTTGGAGGGGCTGCTGACCGCAAACCCTTTCCGGGCATGGGGTTTTGGAAATGTTTGCATCTTGTAGGTGAATTGCCCTAGATTTGAGTCATGGGGAAGTACCCCTTGCTCAAGAGGAGGGCATTATGGCAAAGATGGTTAGTTGCAACAGGTGTGGTTGTGAGTGTTTCTGGGACACCAACCGTCACGGCAAAAAGTATTTGGCTGTGAAGATGATTCAGGAATATGAAGGTGGCACAGGTAGTTGGAAACAACCACATTATTGCCAAGCAACTGATGAGCAGGCTGCTGAATATCAGGCACGCTTGCAGGAAACAAAAGATCAACTCAAAGCACTTGAAGATGCTGCGATTGCTAACGGTGAAATTGTTGTTGGTCAAATTGTGAAGGTTTATCGTGGGCGCAAAGTTCCAATCGGAACAATGGGTGTTGTGTTTTGGATTGCTGAGGAGGAGGATGCTTTTGGTTGCTACAAGATCGGCATCAAAGATGAAGCAGGCAACAAGCATTTCACTGCGATCAACAATGTTGATTACTACTTTGATGGTGCTGATGCACTCAATGAGCAGCGTGTTGCTGAAGCAAAAGCAGAAGCCAAAGCAAGGCGCAAGATGAAGAAGGAAATGGAATCAGCAGATGTGGAGGTTGAGATCTGATGCAAACCTTCACACTGCAAGTCCGCACCCACACCAAGTACGGACAGCATCACAGCGACACTGTGCAATATCCTGCACACAACTGGAATCAAGCCAGAGCAAAAGCAAAGAAGTTTGCGTTCAACGCATACGGTTACAACAACATCACACAAATAGAAATAGAGGGAATCAAATGAAAGAATCAAAGCGCACACTGGATCACATTGAACTGATCCAATCAGACCTTGCACCAATGTTTGAAGTCAAACTGTTGGTGGTCATGGAAGGCTATGTGAGCCGTGAAGAAGGCGATCTAACTGCAGCAGAGTGGTTGTATAACCTTCTGCAGATGGCATCAGACGGGCAGGACATTTCGCATGGTGCAAGAGAGTTCATGCGTTCAATGATCTCCACAGGTGAGACACAGGTTCATCTTTGCAAGATTGAGCAGGTAGAAGCATGACCGACATTCCGGATATCCAAGTTGCATTAATCGTTTTCGGTTCAGCAAGTCTGTGGTTCTGTGGATTCGCTCACGGCAAGTGGTACGGAATCCAGAAAGCAGAGAAACGATTTGCTCTGCAACAGAAAGCATTAAGAGCAGCCAAGAGGCGTGAAAATCCACGCTGATAGATAGGCTGTAATTCTCCTGCGGTAAGCCACGCATCCAGTCTTTCCCCCCTCTTGAGGCTGGATCGCTCATCTGCAATGATGACGCAGGAACTAGAAAGCAAACGAGAACGGAGAAGCCAGTGACTATCAATGATCTGTTGAACGCCATTCACTTTCTGCGCAAGATCAGCGTTGGACAAATGGAGGTGGACAGGCTTGTTCAAACTGTGGAAGCCTTAGAGAACGAAGTTGAGCGAAGAAGGAGAAAAAAATGAGTGAGGACATGAGAGCAGAGATGCAACATTGGCAGGCACGCTGTGATGAAATGCAGGTTGCTTTAGAGCGTCTGCGTGAACAGCGAGATGAATGGGAAGCCACCTGCCAAACACAGGCAAGCATCTTGAACCTGCAAGAGAAAGAGATTGCCCAGTTGCGTTCAATGCTTGACCGCATCCAAGTAGCAATGTCACAAGGTCAAGAACTCTAGAAAACAAACAAACAGAGGAGAAGGAAATGAATAAGAAAACGATTGCACTGTTCATTGGGTATTTAGCAACAATCCCACTAGCAAACTGGTTCATCAACAATGTTGGATCAGTGAACTTCCCAAACGCCCCACACACCATTCCAGTTGGCTTTGGTTATGACGCACCATCTGGAGTCTTGCTGATAGGTATTGCGTTGTTCATGCGTGACTTACTGCAGGAAGCAACAAACAGAAAAACTGTTTTGATTGCCATTGCTTGCGGTTTGCCATTGTCATTCATTGTTGGTGCGAATGTTGCGGTGGCATCAGTTGTTGCTTTTGCATTTGGTGAACTTGCAGACTTTGCTGTGTACGACAGACTGCGCAAACAATCAAGAAAGATTGCAATGCTCATTTCGGGAATTGTTGGAGGAGTAATTGATTCAATGCTGTTCCTGTGGATTGCTTTTGGATCAATAACATTCTGGCAAGGTCAAGTCGTTGGCAAAACATTCATGACAGTTGTATGTGTCGCTGCACTATGGGGGAAAAATGCTGTATCTAAGCGGTTGTCTGCCTAAGAAAAAAGAGATTAGACACTTACTGTGGAACAATGGGATTGGTTTATTACTTACCCCACAATCAGTGCGCAGGCTTCCAGAGCAGACAGAAACCTATTCCGCTTGGGATTGGGCAGCAGATAACGCTTGCTTCTCAAACAAGTGGGATTCAGATAAGTGGTTGCGTTGGTTGCAATCATTAGAGAACCCTGAAACAGCACTCTTTGCGACAGTTCCGGATGTTGTCGGATCACACACACAGACCATTGAACGCTGGCACAAATGGTGGGAAATAGTTAAGGCAGCCAACATGAAACCAGCATTTGTGATTCAAAACGGTGCAACACCAGATGAAGTGCCATTTGACCAAGCAGAGGCAATCTTTATTGGAGGAAGCACAGAGTGGAAGTTGTCTGATGCTGCCCGTGAGATTGTTGTTGAGGCAAAGCAGCGTGGATTATGGGTGCATATGGGCAGGGTGAATAGTGTTCGCAGATTGCAGATCGCTTCTGAATGGGATTGTGACAGTGTTGATGGAACATATTTGGCGTTCGCACCAGATATAAATGCACATAAACTGGTGAATATGATGCAAGAGATACGACTACAACAATCAATGTTCAAGGTGATTAAATGATTCAACTGCTGTGCCATAAGTGCAATGGGACTGTATCCCGTGACAAGACTTATGTTGTGGGCTGCTTGTGTGATCCGGATGCCCCCACATGGATTGCGTTACAACCTGATGGCAAACTGATTGCTATGAGTCACGCTGAGTACACCATTAAAGAAACAGCATGATTCGCAAAGAACTTGAACATCTCGCCATCAACATTGATGAGATACACACTCACCCATCTAATGTGCGTCAAGGTGATGTGGGCGCAATCTGTGAAAGCCTGAAGGCTCACGGACAGTACAGGGCGATTGTGTTCCAGAAATCAACAGGCAGAATCCTCGCAGGCAACCACACATGGAAAGCAGCCAAAGCATTGGGCTGGACACAGATAGCAGCAACACCTGTGATCTGTGATGATCAGCAGGCTCTGCGCATACTCCTCGCAGACAACAAAGCCAACGACCTCGCAACCTATGACGAACCCGAACTGATTGAACTACTCAAGCAGTTGGCTGACACAGACGAAGGACTATTAGGAACACTCTTTGACGGTGACGAACTGGATTCACTGATTGCAGATGAACAGCACTATGAGCAGCCAACCCCGGATGATGCAGCCCCCATCACCCAACCAACCTGCCCAACCTGCAGCGCACCACTAACCTGCGCATCATGCCAATAAGCCAACCCTGCCTCACCTGCCGTACCCTCACCACCAACGGCACACGCTGCCCCACCTGCCAAACCACATGGAACAGACAACACCCCAAACCCCAACGCCCCCACTATGCAGGCTCATACAAGCGCAGAGCGAAGCAGGTGCGAGACACAGCAACCAACTGTTGGATCTGTGGAGAAGGCAACAGAGGAACAGCAGACCCATTCACAGCAGACCACCTGATTCCATCTGACCCAAACAGCCCACTAGCAGCAGCCCACAGATCATGCAACTCCAGACGACAGAACAAACCCATCCAACCCCACTAGAACCTCACCACACGCATCAGGAAGCCCCCTAACACACGCAACCACCCCACCCCCTATATGCACCCCTCAAACCCAACCCCACCCCCCACCCACCAACTTTTTTCCTAAAACCCTTATGGCTGTTACCCCT